CGTCTAATAAACGCGAAATGAATAATTTGTGTGAAATATGCGAAAGGATTCTGGCTTTTCTTCGGGTCAAAGTTATGAAGATATAAAATGCAATTTTCGAGTGCATCTGAAATCATATCTTCTTTGTATGTATAATTGAAAAAATTTGGTTTATTCGACAATTTGGTGGCGATCTGTAACAGACATTCACCGACATAATCCGGAATAGGCGGTTGCTCACCATTATCTAATGCCGCTTTGTAATCGGATAACACACGGAATAGTTCTTTGTTATCCACATAATGTTTCCCCGCCATTAGTTTGGCCGTCCTTTTGGTGTATAGGTTCGTAAAATCTCTTCGAATAATTCATTGGTCGGTTCGGATGTTTTGGCAACAGCCGCATTATTCGATAATTCTTTTGTGACATTCTGATATAATTTTTCATTATCGTATAAATTAACTGACCACGTCAAATATTCGCTGACCAGTAATGGTGATAAAAGAGCAACAGTTATCACCATTCCGCTTTCAATAAAATGCGCGTTATCATCGGTAAGTAACAACCACCGGCTAAACTTCGCCTTGATCTGTGTCATGCCAGAATCTCTGGACTCTTCTGCCTTAAATGTTAGCATTAAAGGATTGCAAATCAAGACACCATAATTTTCTCGATGACGATATGCCGTACAAATAATCTCATCGCCCGTTATAAATTTCACAACAACCGGAGATGAATTATATAGAGGCTTATACTCTATTAAATCTAATTTTTTAAAATCAATAATCATGCATGTTCCTTTACTTGGTGGGCAAATAACTCAACAGGGAAGGATTCCTGTTCATAAAATGATGAACGATGACCCCAATGTTTTATGCTATAGTTAGTATATTCGATATGATGCGCATCGTCAATGATGTCCATCACATAGACAATTTTCTTGGATGCATGAAGACGCAGCCCACGACCGATGCTTTGTAATACTCGGTAACGACTTTTGGAAGGTGACGCGAACACCACATGATGAATCCGTTTCACATTGACGCCTGTGGAAAATGTTCCGTCAATAGGACGCGATCAAAATCGCGTCCTTAACCACCTCTCTAGATATATTTGTTGGTTTCATAATTTCCTCATGTGTTATAGTATATCATAAAAAAAGGGGAAGGTAACATATACCTTCCCCCTCAACGTTTAATTAACGACCAGATTACTCAGGAAGAATCGTGTCGTCACTCGCGTCAGACGTAATCGATTTCATGGCAACAAGAGTCTCATATTGTACGCGATTGCCGAACGCCTTACGAAGCACCCAACCGGCTGATGTAACCTTCATCTGCTCCGTGGTGAGCGCAGCCGTAGCAGTCGCACCCGTGCCGCCGCCACCAAACGATACGGACGGGGCGCTCGTGTATCCGGTGCCATTCGCCGTAATAGTGACTGCGGCCACACCGAAGGAAAGGTCAAGCTTTAACCCGGTTCCTGAACCTCCGGTTGGAGTGTTATTAGCCAGCGTTGGCAATGCGGTATATGAACCCGCCGCATTAATTGACAAGGTCAACACACCACCGGTTGAATTTGTCGTCAAGATGTTGGCCTTAGCCGCAACGGTTGACGTGCCACCAGCAATGGTCACAACCTCACCATTTGCGTATGCGGAGCCGCCACCACCACCACCAAGGGCCACGGTCACAACTTTCGCCGTTGCCGTTGCCGTCGCATTAGTCGTCGCCGCACCAGCAAATGCGACGGTCGGTCGAACGGTAAACCCAGACCCCGGTGCTGTGACGGTTACCGCAGAAACGCCGCCCAATGAGTCTACCATTTCCGCAGGAGATACCCCAAAGGTGCCAACGGTCGCCCCTGTGATGAACGCACCCGATGTCACATTATTAAACAAGTTTGCTTGATTTTCTGTATTTGCGGTCTTATTGACATAAGCGGTCGCCCAGATTGGTGACGAATTTGCTCTATCAATTTTGCCCCATTGCTTTGACATAAAAGGTGCCCTCGTGAAAAAAGTTAACTACGGTAAAAAAAGTTCTACCCTTCATTATTTAGTATCCACGAATCGGCTACATCATCATCGGTTGTTATGTCTGACGCTGGTTTTGAATCACCATTTGTGAGCGGTACTAATTCTGTCGGCACACACCGCACGTATTTTTCACCAAATGTCAACAGAATATGCTCGGGCTGCTCTAGAAGATTGCGCACTCGCTCACGACTTTCAGCCGAGACACCGCCACTCACGTAGTACACAGGTCGCGTCCCCTGTACATGCGCCTTCATCTTTTCAAATAAGGGTTTCCCGTGTTTTTCCACAAAAGTAAACAGCACGAGAACGTTTCCGGGCAGTTGCCCTACAAAGTTCACCAGCCAATCCATACGTCCCGAATGCTGAATAAAATAATCAACCTCATCCCGATAATTGCGTTTATGTTCACGCACAAACCATCGTTCATAGTCGGAGTATTCCAAGACATGACCTTGAATTTTAATAGGGGTCAAATGCCCTATTTTTTGTAAATCAGCAGTCTTTGCAACACGATGGGCTGGCCCAAATGCGCCTTCAACCATTAATTTATTTGATTTCGCGTCATCCAATGTTCCAGTGACGCCAATCCGCACGGCGCAATCAGGCAACTTTCCCATGATATCTCGTAAGGATTCCGCCTTAAATAAATGTGCCTCATCACCAAAAATGGTCTGATACCGACTAAACCATTTCTCTGGTTGTTTGAAAATGGACTGCCATGTCGAAATGACGACAGGTTTTTCTGTATCTTTCGGTCGTCCCCCCATGATAATATGAACACTGTCATCAACCGTGTTCCAGCCGTAATCATACCAATCCTGCAACATTTGCGTAACCAAGGAAATATTTGGCACGACTAACAGTACCGGCCCGTGCGACATTCTGGCGCGAACCATATAATATAGCACAAGGCTTTTACCTGAAGCGGTGGGCGATAAAATCACACACCGTTGTTGATGTAGGGCATGTGTGATAGCGTCTTTCTGGTAGCTACGCACGTCGAACGGAACCGGATGGGCGTTGATCAATGCTTCGGTTTGCAAGGCCGTCCAGCCGCTTGTGGACGCAGGCAAACGGTTCTCTACAGAGTAGCCGCGTTTCTTCGCCCACGTCATGATCTTTTGCGCGAGTCCTGCGTAGATCAGTTTTGTTGTGCGGTTGTATAGCCGTATGTGTCCGTTCCACCCACGGCGAAACTTTTTCATGTATTGTGCGCCGGGAACCACAAAACTAAATTCATCGGATAATTCCCGCTCGATGGATTCTGGGCACCATACGTAACAATACGCTTGATTATAGGGAGCTATGACAATATCAGCGGTCACATCGATCCTTGGCTAAATTTAAGATATTCCACATACGTCTTAATAGAAAACCCACGATTACCGATAGTTTTAATAATATCTTCGATAAAATCCAGCTTCGTATTTTGCATTTCCAATTTCGTTTTTGCCGCAGCGAGTTCCGCATCACCAACGAGATATGCGTCGATTTCGGTACGGACCAGCCGCAAATGTTGAACGGGCCATCCGCGTCGTTCACGTTCAGCTTCATCCATGCGACCCAACAACCAATCAAACTTGGCCAGTCGCAGCACATCATAATCTTGCTTGATCATGAGGTAGCGTTGTTTTTCATTCGTGTAGATATTCCACCACTTACTATGAAGCGTGGGTATTTTGCGAAGTTCTTTATCGGGCTGTGACAGGTCTAACTCACTATCTACCGCCCATTCAGCATGAAGTTTGTCAAGAGTCATAAGACTCTATTATACCATAGTGACGATGGAAAAATAGTCGTATTCAAACGTCGCGGTTGAAATTAATGGAATGTTTGTATCAGTTGTGGTGGTGGAGAAACGAACCGTACCTAACTGTGTGATGTATAAGTTATGAAAGAGAAAACGCAACAGCGGCTTGCGGTCCACCCCAACAATAGTCAAGCCCGCCTCAGTTGAAGTTAATGCGTTGAACTGTTCGTTAACACGGGTCACAGGCCACGCAAATTCATAATGATCTTCCATAAACTGTGCCGTCAATTCTGAACGATCATGACCACCCGTCATGCCGTTTAGCCATGAATGCATCTCACGATGTGCGGTAAACTGTTCATCAATCATAAACGTCACCACCAGCGATTCATAATTCAACCGGTCGCCGGTATGATGCACGGCCAACCCCGGCGCAGCCATACGTGCAGGCGTACACATGATTCCGGGGAGGGTCACTTCTTGTAGTAAAAATGAGAGATGTGGCAACCGAGCAAACGTCATCACATGATTCATGGGTGACGCTGGGAACAAATTAAACGTGTTTGTGGTCGATGGTAATGGTGTAATCATAAATTATTCATGTTTCTTTGTAGGTTTTTCTGACGAACTGCGTTGCGATTTGGCTTTAGTCACGATGACGGCGTTTGAAGAAATCGCTTTATGCCCGGTGAGCTTTTGCACAGAAAATTCCCCACCTAAAATACCTCGGACATATTCCGCTAACTCGTTACCATCAAAGCCTTTTTGATAGACGCGAGTCGTTCCGGTTTTGGTTTTCTTCAACACCCACACAGAACGAGGTTCGTCACCTGTTTCAATGTTTTTAATCTTTTCAATATCCCCATTCCACGAACGAGAACTAATGATGGCATGACCACCGTTGGCTAAAACATGACCAATGTGTGCAACAACCTGTTCACGTAATTCGGGAATCAACACGTTCACGACATTTAAACAGACCACCGCATCATACGGACCCGTCACTTCGCTGGATGAATAATACGTGGGTTGGTATTTCGCCCGTTCAGCATGTGGCTCATATGATTCAATGGTAATGTCGGTGCCGAGTACCGACTGCATGGCAATGTGTCCCACGCCAAACCCCGAGCCATAATCTAGCACCGTAGCATGTTTGGACAACATCGGTTGCAGCAGCCGTGCGGTTTTTTTGTAACTGGAAATCGTTGACGCAGTTGGTGTCGTCTCGGACCCGGCTTGATGTTTAATGGTTTCGGTAAATTGAGAGAATGTTTTCATGATCATTCAGGAATAGTAGGTTTTCCAGATATCGCTCGACAACCCCAAATCAATAATCACCGGTCGTTCGGTATGAGTCTTGGGGTCCATGTAGATAGCCCAATTACGAATGCTTTGTAAATCTTGTATGCCGATTTGTTTCATGTCATAATTGCCAACGAACTCGGTAAAGTTTTTTGCAAGTTCTGACTCAGGATCAATGTCCTTATATGTCGTGGGAGAATACCCGCCATACATCGCATGTCGTTGTCCGCTTTCAAAAAATGCATACTGCATTAATTGCACCGGACTGCCGCCACACGCTTTCTTAAAATCTTTCAACGTCGCTTTTCGACCAAACTCCGTATGTATCCACGTCGGTTCTTCGTTCCGTTCATCATAATCAATACCGGGAATCGTTAATTCCAGATTATCCAAATACTGGTCATGAAAGAAAAACTGCACCTCATGTTCATTTTGCGCAATGCCTTTTTGATTCATCGCAATTTTTAAGACCGTATCTCGGCCTTCGTAGGGTATCTTAAATGCCACACGCGAACTTCCCTTACCGATTTGCTGGGCACGTTCTTTGGCATACTTGACACGTTTGGCAAATGGCACATGCGCGTCAAATATCTTTGCGTCCCATTCACTGGGAATGGGCATTTCTTCGAGCGACATTTCGGTGAGAAGTGTATCAATAATGCGTAGCATACAGAGTATTTATGGTTTCTGATATAACCAGACCGTCTGCCCCGCATCCCACAATCTTCGATAACCATTCGCAAACATGTTCTCGGCTTCGGTTAATTGCGCATCGAAATTCAGAAATTTCTTGGCTAACTTATGTTTCTGAAATAATAACCGCGAATACATCACTCCATCCAACACATACCCATAACCGGGTGGCGTTGTATTTATTAATTGAAATCCTAATTCTGAGTAAATATTGCCCGTAAACAACCGTCTGTCGGCGTATGACACCATTGTGTCACCACTGGTCATATACTGAATAATTCGCGCCCATAACCGTTGTGCGCCTCCAATAACGGTCGTATGCGTCTTGACGGCTAGACGTAGCAGTTCCCACGAATGTTGGGAAAATCTCGATTCGCCTATCGTTAATACCATCACCAATTCATGTTGTAGATAGAGTCCCACCGCATGTTTATATGGACAAAACCCTTGAATATGGTTCGCATTCAAAAATGTACGGCATTCATCGAGCGTCGGTTGGCCTACGGTACAGCGTCGAGCGCCAACACACGTCGTGGTTTTCACACATCGAGCGATAATAGATTTACAAATGTCGGGTGTGGTGTTCCATTCAGTATCCCAAAATTGTAACAGATGGATGCCCACCGCTGCGGCCATGTCATGTTTTTTCGCATGTCTTCGGCGCTGTTCTGTCGTTTCGGTGGTATTAAAACTGTGCCAATAGGTTCCGTGGTATTCAATACCAAGCTTATATTCCGGTAAATAAATGTCTATCTCATACGGCGCAATACATTGTCTGTCCCGGCGTATGATATGTTGTATGCCCAATTCTTGTAAATATTCTACGATTTGGTCTTCACCGCCGGTATATTGCACTATATGTTGGGTGGGCACAATACCATGTTCATGAAAGATGCCCGTCATGAATGATTGTGAACAACCCATGTCTTTCGCAATTTGCGTGAGGGTTTTCTGTTGGTTCTGCGCAATCAACCAGTCTTTATCATCTAACAGTTCTGGTGCAGTATAATGACGACGTTTTGATTCACGCATAGACTCCGATATCGTGTGTCTATACTCAGGGTCTGCCCATAGCGCAGTTATTTTTTGACGTATATTGTTGACAAATGAAGGATCATTACGCACATCTTTCATGCGTGAACGATAAGACTCATCCGTCCATCGACGTTTTAGCGACTGCGACCGTTTCTCGCGGGATTCATCAGAATGCATGGTTTGCAACGACGGCGTTGTATGATAGGCTTCTTTCATCCGTTCTGATTGCGCCTTGCGTTCTTGTTCAGACTCATACCGGCGTCGTGCAGCGTCACGCAGTTTTTGAATATGTTCTGGGCTTTTCTTTTGGCCGGGAGATCCTTTAGGCATTATGAAATCTTTCTGACGCGGTAACCTTTGGTGTGGCCATAAACTGTAAGATTACCTTGACTGAGCTTATGTTCCAAACAATACTGGCGAAGATTGGTAATGACTAATACTTCACCTGATGGTGTAATAACTTCCCATGTTGCAGAGTTAACTTCTGTTGCCCTTTTCTTTTGATGTTCGGTCTGTTTCTTTCCTCTATGTTTATCAGCAATTCTTTTGATAATCTCAGACGAATGCCTATACGGGTTATTTCTTTTAGTTTCGCTGATACGCTTTCGTGTTTCTTCGGACGGCGTTTTACCAAGATTTACGCCGGGATGAGATTTATAATATTCTTTATTGGCAGCAGATATCTTTTGTTTAACTTCTTCGGTTAATGGAGAACGTTTGGCACCCAATCCATTCGTGTTACCTTTCATACGTTCCGATTGCTTAGTAATTTCATCGGGGTCTTGCCAACGAGCATACGCTGCTTGTCTAAGCTTTTCTTTATGATCATCTGACTTCAGAACACCTCGCAATCTTTCACTCTGCAAAAGAGCCAATTCCTTTTTATGATACTCATACGTTCTAGATTTAGAAAGATGCCATCCAGTATTACGTGTACCAGATGATGTCGGGAAGAACATCATATGAAATGCATAACGAAGTTTGTAATTAGTCGGATAAACCTTCGTAAGAATCCAATGCGCGACGAAATGTTGTCGAGCAGTGAGAACCACTATGTTGTCTTGGGAATCGTCGCCATCCATGCATTTCGGAATAATGTGATGAGATTCTGTGTATTCGTCGGGCGGAAGTTGTTGTTTGGCGTGTTTAATTAATTTTTCGTAGAGTAATTGATAATTCATATATGTAGTATATAACAAAGAAATTTATTATGCAAGACCTATTTTATATCGAAGAAAAGAAATGGGGAACAGCGAGTAGCCATTCCCCATTTCCATAGGTTAGAAAAGGTTTCTCAGAATAAATTCTGAACTAAAACTTTTCTGTAGTATACGTTGGAATCCGCAGTCAACGTACCGTCGTTTGGAGCCGCGCCACCACGAGCGAAGGGGTTCGCAACCGTCGCGTAGCGGGTCTTGAAGCCAATCTTCGGCACGAAGCTGTTGGGGTCAACCGCACGATACATCTGGAGAGGTACGTATGGGCAGTAGAACAAGCCAGCGTCGTATGGTGAGCTACCCTTATAGCCAACCACGAAGTATTCTGTGGTCGCACCAACGGGGGCGTATGGATCAATGAAGACCTTGTAACGACCCTGAAGCGTACCGGCAAATGTTGAACCAGTATCATCAACGTCGAGATCAGCCTTCAGTGAAGAGGTGTGGTCGAGAACGCCAGCGGCAACCATTGCGGACGCCACATCTGACGAGCAGAGAATGACGTTACCACGGCCCCGACGAGTGTTCTTCGCGATAGCGTTTGCTTCGCGCTCGATCTGGAAGTACAGACCCTTGAACTTTTCAACTGACCAACGGCCATTGCTGTCCACGTCAAGATCGAAGGTACCAGCAGTAGCAGTCTGCGACGCACCGTTCTGAGCGACGTAACCAATCTTACGAATAATTTCACGGTTGATTTCCGCGAGGATTTCAGCCGACAGAATATTCGCAAGCTCAGTCTCGGCGTCCAGATTATGAATCGCCTTCAAGTCCTGCGCAATTTCAACGCTGTACTCGGCCTTCAGGGCACGTGTAACCGCCGTTGCGGTGACCTTCTCGATTGAGAACGCCATCTCAGGAATTGAGGTTGAGTTAGCAAACCCGGTTGAGTTCACCATTGGAGCGCCGAAGACACCCAGTGATTCACCAAACGCGGTGTTTGAACCAGTTGACATACCGAACGCAGCACTGAACGGGTTGGCATTGGCGCTGCCTGAACCACCCTGACCAGCCGCTGAGAACTCGGTATTGGCTTCGCCGTAGAAGGCTTCGCTGCCTGACTGGCTACCGTAACGTGAGCGCATCGCGAAGATCAGACCCGTTGGGCCTGACATTGGCTGAACGCCGCACACATCATAGGCGACCAAGTTTGGCATTGCACGACGAACGAGTGCAATCAAAATTGGGTCGAAACCAGCCACGGGACCGGTCGCGGTCGCGCCAGCACCATAGCCGCCGGTACCAACAGAGTTCGTTGGGCCTTCAACGAGGTAGCTTGCTTCCACGCCAGCCTGCTTCATCGCTTCGCGTTCTTGGTTCTCAAGAACAACGGCGGTGACAGCACGACGATAGCCGTCTGCAATCTTAGGCAGACCCTTGTGATCTAACAGGGGTGCCCATTTCTTTTCTAACGCTTCCTTTAAAAATGCCATTTTAGTCTCCTAAAAGTGAGTTATTATTATTTAGCAAACGGACGTTTTACGATTGACTACCGGTCAACTTGTCAAGTGCCTGCGCATAGGCATCAACAGGTGTGACACTCTTCGTCTTCTTCTTTTCTTCGAAGAGGGGTTCAGCAACAGGCTCACTCGATGAACGTCCCTTCACCTTGGTAGCGGCCCCAAAATACTGCTCCCGTAATGCAACCAAATCTTTCTTGAAGCTCTTCGTGTTATTGAAGGCCACCGTCTGTGCCCGCTTCATGAATGCGCCCCGATCAACTGGTAATACAGCGGCGGCTTCTTCAGCGATGAGTCGAGTCCGGTGTTCCTTCATCAACGCCTTCCGTTCTGACGCCACAGCCGAACGCATCTGCGTGTGGAGTTGGACGGAACGCGATTCCGATTCCTTCAATTGTTTCTTGAGTGATTTCACGTTACGCGCTAACGCTTCCACCACATTCACCTTCGAATCTGGAATATCGATATAATGTTCGACAAACAGATTCTTCAGGCCACGGAGGAAATTCTCGGTAAGCTTGTTCTGCAATTGATTGCGCAAACCAACCTTGTTTTCCTTCGCCCACTGTTCCACGACGTATGAGAGATAGCGATCAACCTGCTTCTCCATCTTCTTCTCGTGAATAGCGGTTAACTTATTCAGGCGGGTCTGGTATTCTTTATGAAGCTGCTTACCGATGGTCTTTGCAGCCACCCGAACGGCGCTCTCAAACAGAACACGCGACTGACGCTTGTCGTCTTCTGACAACACGTTGTTGTTTTCAAAGAGAGTCGCGGCTTCATTCACTTTAAATGAAATGCGAATCTTGCTCTCTTTAATCTCTTCGGCGTTGTCTTCCTCGTCTTCGTCGTCCTTCTTCTTGGCTTCGCGCATGAAGGCTTCGTCTTCCTCTTCGGCGTCGGCCTCACGAACCACAACAGACTCTTCTTCCTCTTCTGGCTCTTCGCGCATGATAGACTCATCTTCGTCTTCGGCGTCGTCTTCGTCCTCGTCGTCGCCTTCGAACATAATGGATTCGTCTTCATCTTCAACGTCGGTGTCGTCCTTCGCCTCGTAGGCGCTCATGAACTCATCAACGTCGTCGCTGCCCTTGCCCTTGAGATCAATCATTTCGTCGTCAGTTTCTTTAACGTCATCGAGATCCAAGTCATCCAATTCGAGATATAAACCTTCATCTTCGTCTTCAGGCTCGGCTTCGTCGTCGTCTGATTCTGCATCGGCGTCGTCATCTCCGAAGTCGAGGGTAGCGTCGTCATCGTCGTCGGCGTCATCTTTTGACTTTCCTTCGTCAACGTCTTCGGCGTCTTCGTCGTCGTCTGACTCTTCGTCGTCTTCGTCGTCTTCAGTGGGTTTGGCTTTCTTCCCCTCCGTTTTGGGTTCGTCGGCTGAATCGTCGCTGTCGTCTTCGGTAGCTTCGTCATACATTTCCTCGGTAATTGCATCATCGTCTTCTTTATCTTCATCTTCCTTGATGGAATGCATCTTCTCGCCCTTGATCTTCACGGGGATGGAGGTATCTGGCTTTACACCCGCTGTGGCGTCAAAAGAAAACTTGGCATAATCAGCCGTAGACCATGTCAATTCTGGCCCACCCACAGTTTTCGCACCCTTATCCTCGCTATTTGACTTGATCTTCTTCATTTTCTCTTGATTTTTTAGTGAAAGCAGCTTATCTGGTGTTGCCATATGATCCTCGCTGAAAAATAAACCCAACGCTAATGTATATTTAGCGTTATGAAATCTTTGAATGTACCCCGCGTGATAATGCGGTTAAAAACTTCTGATATGATTCAATAAATGTTTCTTGCCGAACGTCTTCTTTTACGGTTGGAATATGTACCTTGTCGATTTCTTTGGCCATCTGTTCCAACACGCATTCCTTTAACACACCGCTTTCCCATACCCATGTCTTACCTTCCATGATGCCGCGCACAAAGGCATCTGGCGCAGACGGGTCGGCCACAATATCAACCGTGGCAAAGAAGAAATCATCTTGCACTTCCATACCATTCCCGGTATCCTGTAAGGAACCAAGACCACGTGAAGAGACACCAAGTTCTGCACCCTCATCAATGAGACATTTCACAATGTTTCCCATTGGCGTGTTCGTGATAATCTTGGCGCGACCCATAAAGTTATTGCCTTGTGGTTCAATCTTCGTGATCATATGTGATACACGATCAAGATTCACGGTTGGCGAATCTGGATGGCCAAGCTCACCAAACCCACGGTTCCGATCAATATATTCTTTTTGATACCGTTTAATTTCACGCTCAAGAATATTTGTCGGATAGATGCGCCCGTTTTGATTGCGCATTTCCGCTTGCATGAAAATGCCTTCAATAAAATATTGTGGTGCCGTCGCGCCTTCTTTTGTCTCGACAAGCGTCTTGATTTCGTGTACTGTTTCAGTAATAAGCTGTAAAGCCATGTGTGTATTCCTTAGTTACTGGTATAGCCTAGATATTGGTTGGTTTGTTGATTTGGAGCCGCATATCCAGTTTCTTTATTGAAATCAAGCATCAAGGAATAATGACAATCTGCGCCCCAGTTAATTGTTGACAGCGTAATATTACCGGTGGCAGAATTTGCGTTGTTGTTGGCCCGCATTCCGTGGTCGTCTAGACGCAGTTCGCCGGTTCCACTCAACATCAAAATTGTACGGTTGTTTGCACCATTACCGGTGCCCTGCCACATCAATTCAACCTTTGATGCGTTTGAATTACCGAACACGTTGTACAACACCCGTGATAACTGTAAACGATAGGTTGACGGCGTGAGCGACCCGCTTTGCGTACGCACCTTACCCGTCACAGAGCCGGTAATGGTGTCTGCTGCGTTAAAGGTGCCGGTCGCTGAAATAAGAATCACCGATGTGCTATTAATCACATCTTGGACGATACCCGAACCGCCACTTGATGCAGTGACGGTTTCACCAACCATAAAATTATTTGAAGACGCCACCGTTGTTAATGTCGTGACCGCAAAATTTAAAGCCGACGCATTGACAACCAATGCATCCGTTTCGGTATTCGCGTAGTTCACACGCTTCACCGCAAGGCGTCGATTGGTATCCGCGATTGTCTGAACTTGAGTATATGCCATACGTTATCCTTATACCTTCCGTGCGCCCTTTTCGCCCACGACTTCACGTGCGCGAATACCTAATTCTGGATCGTCCATCTGTTCCATATTTGAAGAACTGGATGGTTCATCTGTGGAAACTTCTTCCACATAACTATCTTGCTGGGGTGGTGCTTGTTCTTTCGCAAACGTTTCACCGACTTCTTTATATTCGCGCTGGACGACATCTTCCATTTTTTTCGCAACCAAGGACGAAAACTCGCGCTTCGCGTCCGTATAGTTTTCGCGCATGATCGATTGAATAAGTTTAGAATATGATGGCATGGTGATTATCCTCGACGGGCCACAACAGGCTTGCCGCCATTTCTCCGGAATGAAACAATGTTATCTTCGTCAGCAATACCGGGTTTCCCGTATGCACCACCCATATTCAACACCCATCCACCATGTTTTGATGGCATCACGGCTTTACCCCGACCTGTCTGTGGAACTTTATCGCCGGGACGCTTTGGGAATGAAATCGTAACCGTGTCACCAGCTTTAATCATTCGAATTAATTCTTCTGGCGATTTTGTTCCGGACGCACCTGTCATCGGCGCGGGATTATCTTGTTCGCCCATCAATTCTTCGCGGATATTTTTAATTAAACCTTTAAGCTCATCTTTAATGCGTTTGGCCTCCGGACCACGCCATGATGTTGCATTATTCAAAAAATACAAAATAACTGACTTCGCGGAGTCGTGTCCATACATGTCGTTGGCGTTGTCAAGTTGGCTCATTGCATTCAAATACGGCTTCGCCGCATAATTAACATTGGGCCAATTCTTTCGAATGTCTGCGGCAATGACAGACAGCGACCGAGGGCCAGAATTGTTCGAAGTAGACTCGCTTTCGTTTGTCGTATTTGTAGCGGGGTCTGGGCCGACTTGCGTGACATCCTCTTTCACAAAAGTTTGTGACACATCTCGATATTCTCGTGCCAGCACATTGCGCATCTTGTCCGCGACAAGTTCTGTAAAATGCTTCTTCGCATCAATGTAATTTTCAGCTTTTAACGACTGAATAAGTTTTCCTGTTGCGGACATATGGTAACCTCGTGAATATAAAAGACTTCAATGTTTATTTATAAAACTGAGTTTTATGAAGTCGGCTCTGCGGGCTTTTCGCCACTTTGTTCAGCCAACTGTTTTTCTTCTTCGATTTCGCGCTTAATGCGCTGCTGTTCGGGTGTCGTCAAACGTAGGATATTATCCATGACATATTGTTCCGACACATACTTCCCGACATAATCCTGCATGGAAGTCAGCAACTCCACACGTTCTTTCATGATTTCGACTTTCTTGAGTTCAGAGAAATATGAATCAGAATTAAACGAATACCGAACGTATTGACGGAGTTCTTTCCATTGGTCTTTTGAACGAATCACGCCAGTCAGTGTTAAATGACGAGACATGAGTTCATCAAATAACACCGCAAATTTATTACGAAGCTTATCGAGGAACCGCGCAAATTGAATTTCGTCGCGAGTGATTTCTGTGGTGCGGCCTAATTGAAACTGCGAACCGTTTTGTTCTAGGCGCGATGGTGGAATTCCTAATGCCTTGTATAACTTTTTACGGAAATATTCTACGTCAGACATTTCACCAAGGTTCGTACCACCCTGTAATGTTTGGACTTCTGTACCGCGCCCGTTACTACGGCGTGGCATGAAGAAATCTTCTAGCATGGATTGGAACTTGCGGTCGTCGCGCACTTCGCCGGTATTCGTGTCATACACGACACGGTTACGATACCGATTCGCGATGTTTTGCATGTATTGTTCGGCGCGGTTCGTCGGCAAATCTGCTACGTCAATATAGAAGACGCGGCGTTCCGGGGCACGGGTAATACGGTAAATAACTGTCGCATCTTCAACCATACGCAATTGATTGTATGGCTTAATCGCTTTATGTAAATTTGATAGTACAGTAACGTTACCGGGTGTAAAGATACCTGAATGAATATAAGCAATGCGATCCTTTGTGACACGAACACCACCACCGGTTCCGATATTGGTCATATTACGGAAGCCAAGTGGGTTAAAAATAAAATATTCGTCTAGTGTTTCGGTTAAACGAACCCCCGTTTGCTGATGTAATAAATTACGAACTTCGCGGATGGGACGAATCGTTCGCGGGTCAACAATACGGGTTTCTAAAATACCGGCAGTTGGATCTTCTTCATCAATAATCAAATCAAAGAACATGCGCCCGTCGATATAAAATTGTTTCGCTAAATCATGACACCGATCATTAAAATCTAACAACATCAGAATATACTGAAATTGTTTCATGACTTGCTCACGAAACCCCTCGTCATATACTTCTGGCAGCGCATCTAAATTAATCGCAACAGGAGACTTTCCATCTTCCTTGACAATCATCTCGTTAATGATGCTATTAATGGCTTCGTCAACTTCAGGCTGTAGGGCCAAATCGCGATATTGGTTGATCAGATCAACTTCGTTCGTATATGCCGAATACGTGTCAAAGTCAACAGCATAACCACCGAATACACCTAAACCACCTTCGTTAACAATCGCAGCACCGTCATTACGGGGCGGAACGAGAGATGGTGTTGACGGATTTTTCAGGACTTCTGTGGGCGATATAAGAGTCCAACCAAATAATTTGTATGACATACTGTTATTTAGTCCATTTCAAAAAACGTTATAAAAACTCAAACCCCATTGACTGATAAACAAATTGCACCTCAAATGTCTGAAATTCATCCATTTCATGTGAAAAGTTCAACCCGCCAATAGATGTGGGGAACGCTTGTTGCAAATAATATTTGGCGATGGGTCGATGGTCAGCCGTATTAAACAACACATTTGCCACACCAGCAGCCGCGTCAGACACAATCCCGAGATTCCCCAATATAGGAGATTGTTTTCCACCGTTCACATCATAATGTGTGAGCGTTATGTCTGCATATAACCGACTATGGGACCAACCCGACGATACATTTGACGATTCTTCTCTGTTTTCGCCGTATAAATTTTTAACATTAGTAAACGGTGAATTAATAGCAGATTGCCACGTAAATAAAATATCACGTATTTTATTATTATTCGTATTGGTAAAATTCAATGTTATTGGAGCATATATTCTATTAGTTGGTATTTTAATTCTTCGTCCAAAATACCCCAACTCAGCAGATTCAACAGTGAATGCTGGCAATGTTGCGCTTTTACATACAATATTTTTCAAATCATCAAAGTTCCAATCAGACAATTTATATGTGTTTGGACCGTTAGGCTCTAACGCAAATGAACATGTAAAATAGTTCTGGCGAGAAAGCCCGCCATTGGCTTCGATGATTTTTTTGAATTTATTAATGCTGAATGTGTCGGGAGATTTATTTGACATGGAAGGATTGCCTTTATATAATATATGGGAGTAGCCTTATCTCGACTACTCCCATATAGTTATATATTAGACAGCGAATTGAGTAACGGATTGGCCTGCATACTCTTCACCGGGTACCCAGTATTGATACGCAAATTCGACACGGTAATCTTCGATGGCCGCATCGTTTGACCAATCTAACGGAATTGGTTCGATAGTAACCGGGAACATATCCACGAATACATACGACCGAGCAATGTTACCAGTCTTGCCGTATTGCACGACCCGACCAACACCAGAATACCCACGAGACGGTTCGCCCGTTGGTGAAGTCAACGGCATAACGTTGGTTTCACGGGTATTCATTTGTTCGAACCATGTCTCCAATGCCCGACGAACACGGAAGCCTTCGTCATTAATAATGGTGACACCAAGATTCGTGAAGGTACGCTGTGCCGCAAACTTAATTTCGCGGCCAGCATACTTGAATGGAATAAAGTTGATGTTGTTGCCGGGGATTTCAGCCAACCGACAATGAAACGGCACCAACGGCCCACCGAGGGCGTTGCCAGCCGCAATCGCGGCTGGCCAGTTGATTTCCATGCGAAACAGAGACGGTCTAGCGCCACCATCTAACATCTTTTCTTTGAATTCAGTAATATTTGGGAATGCCATAATTGTTTATTCTCCCTACTCCTTATTTAGATGGTCTTTAGCCTAGATTTGTGACGACTTCATTAAACGCCACATCCGAACGCACCGCCACAAAATTCAGGGCAATGAAGTTGATGCTGTGAATTGGCTTCACGTAAATATCGGCCCGGAACTCACCGCGATCAATCGCGTCCTTCGGATTGTTTGTTTCATCACACACCACATAAAAATCAGTGATGCCACGACGACCCTTGACTGAGCGAAGATACGGCTCAACCAATGAAACAAACGCTTGACGTGTGTAGGAATCGTTTTGCTCGAATAACTGCTGTTCAGCCGAACGCTTGATTGTCTTTTCCAGCACAATGAAGAGCCGACGAACATTGATACGGTCAAACGCACTGGGCTTGTTCAGCAAGGTCTTATCGCCATACAATACCGTGCCCTGACCGGGGAAGGACACCACCGGGTTAATACCATTCCGATACAGATCGTCACGTTGTGCCTGATTTGGATTAAATGGTAACTTCACCACGTTCTTAATCTGGCCGCGTGAGAAACCGGCTGGTGAGAACCACGCTTCTGAAGTCTGATCCGTACGAACCGCGCAACCGGCCACATCGCCATTGAGCGGAACATACCGATACATGTCGTTATACTTATCGTATTGATACTTCCAACCGCTATCTAACACAGCATAGCTGGTCGAAGGCAGTCGATTACGATACGCAACGATATCGTCAACTTCACTACCCGCGTTCGATACTACCGCATCCTTATCGGGTGAGAAGAACGCCATGGAGAACATCTTCGGCTCGACAATGTTTGAGATAATATACGTCGCTAATACAGAATTGGCGCTTGCACCTAACACAAACGAGGTTTCAACTTGTTCGCTGGCGAAGAAGTCATACCCACGCTCAAGGTCAGCAATGCTCACGTCGCCGCCGTCAACACCGCCATAGAGGCTGGACGCGTCAACAAGCACAGGGGCATCAAACGCGACCCCAGCAGCAGATGAACCCCAGTTTGTACCACTAACTGAATGATCTAACCACCACACATACTTGGAGTTACGATTCATGACCGTCTTGTAGTAGTTGTTGCCGCCGTTCTCGGTCTTGGCGTCAGCAGCCTTGCTCACGTAGCCGAACCGCTCAAGCACCGTCCCGGCCACACCGGTAAATTGACCATCTTCGTCAACAACCACGACGTGCATTTCATCTAATGAGCCGCCCATGGCTGATGCAAACGTTGATGTTCCCGGCGCACCATTGAACAAACTAGCATACTTCCACTTCCGATCAAACGGCTGACCAGCTACATCCGAAGAAAACGCCGCACTAATGGTTGCCGCCGTACCGTTGGACGCCAATGTTGCAATTGAACGCTGTTCACGCACAGACGCAACATTCACGGTGATAATATCACCAACCTGCATAAAGCCTGCGACGTTTGCCGCAAAGGTCACCGCAGTGCCGTTTGATGTAATGTTTGCACTCACCACACCATTCGCAACACCTGTAGAGCCAAGCTGTGCATACGCATTCGCACCTGAGCAGATTTCGACGCGCAAGCTGTTGCCCAACACACCGGGATACTTAGCTGACCAATTTCCAGTTGATGCTTCACCGTTCTGGAACGTGGCATCATAATGGTCTTGGTTTTTGACATATAAGCCATACGAAAAACCATTACCAGAGGTGACAGCAGTCGATGGAATATTTGTTAGTAAAATCGCCGTTGAATTTGTCACAGACGAAACCGTTACGACTGCGTTTGCCGTAGCGTTCGAAACATTAATCGCTACGCCAGTGAACAGGCTCATAGCTTGGGCGTTCGCCCCAGCTACGGTCATCGTCTTGCTTGATGTATTAATCGTGAATGTCGCAGATGCGTTAATCGCCGTCGCGCTTACGCCCGATGTGGCGGCAAGTGCGTGTGATGGATTCACTACACGAACAACGCGCAATGAATTGCTGTAAGCTAAGAAGTTTGCAGCGGTAAAGAAATAATCAGCCGTGTTCGAATCTGGCTTCCAATATTGGTTGACTAAATCCTCTTCGGACGACACGGTATGAACTTCATCAACCGGACCCCACCGAAAATTACCTGCAATTGCACCCTCAGTCAGCGCAACCTGACCAATGGCTAATGTCTTATCAATTTCTGAAACTTTAATTCCGGGGCTGACTTGCGTTGCCATATGGACACTCCTGTAAACTGCAAACGATATCGATTGATAGTTAAACCGTAGTTAAACTCAATTGATATTTAGTAAAACGTGTCGTTAGAAATTATCGTCCCCAAATTCATCCTTGAAGGTTCCGCCTATCAGCCATGAAGAATCGTCGTCATACCCATTAATATCCATAATACCAAACGGAAATGGTTCAACTTCTTTTGGTTTCGCATCAGGAAGAATGTTATGATGAGATGGCACATCATCATTTTCCGGAGCTTCCGTTTGGATATACGCATCTAATACACGCGCATTTGTAATTTCGGTGAAGTTTGGTTGGAGGGAAATCCATCCAAACATGACAAGCGGCATGACTAAGTCATCATGATGATTCACTTCGGCTCGATAGGTCGAACCGGATTGGACGAATGCCGATAATTGTTGAATGATTCGATAGTCGTTCAAAATCAATTGTTTGTTTTCGACCAAGGCTTTAATCACGGCACACCCACTGCGCTTGACACCAGTGGTCATTCGCAATCCTAAATGCCGCTGCACACGAGAGTTGAATACCAACCGCTGCCCAAGCCACTTTTCTGTCATAGTGGCCATGAATCGTGGATACTCAAAATCACGCCACATGATAAAGGCCACATCGCGTCCAATATCCATAACTTCAACCATCAGCCACGGCATATTATATCGTTTCGCATAATGCATTAAAACTTGTGGGAACTCGATGGTGGATATTTTATTATTGGCATATGTGGCAACAACACGATATGGTATCTGTGTTACATCTGCAATAACAAACGTGGAGTAATCTAATCCTTGACCAGATGCCGTATCGACCAACATGATGTAATTATGGTCTTTTTCTGGTTCAAAGAATTCTGTATAACCATCTTCCGACGTTGATATCGGTTTTTTATGGACCAACGATTTCAACACATCGGGACGAATCAATGTATATTGTGTTGAAAGGAACGAACAATTATGAGAAATAACGCTGCCGCTATTATATAATGAACCATCAGCAACATTAATCGGGTCGAATACCCATTCTTCGTATGATGGTGAAATGTATGTGATAACATGATCGTGGTTATCTATACCACAAATTTTAGTTCCATTAAAACAATCAGCTACTTTTAACCAACCAGTTGGTGTTAATAATAAATGTTCTAATGTAGCAACTAAAAAACTTCCGTCTTCAAATTCAAGTCTTTTTGCTAATTTTTTTTGTTTGTTGACCCCATCAAACTTTTTAAACCCCGAAGGTGTTAAAATCTCATACCGGTCATTCGCACGAAAAATATTAGGCTGCATATAATTGTTCATATAAATCATGTATCGTTATCATTCGTATATGACCAGTCAACGTATCACGAACGGTTAGAATAGTTTCAGGCCCAACGCACTCGTACTCTTGCGCAAATTTCTCTGGACCGCCAATGTTACGAATCGTATCAAGCTTCCACGCCTCATCACGCCCCGGCACTTCACTCCAATGCACGAACAATGGTTTGAAGTCGTTGTTTTTTTGTTCGGCATCCATCCAGAATTTATGAAAAAGATTCATACCATTCGGGGTGGACACCATAATAATTTTAGTTTCTTTACCGGAGGTAATGGTCGGGAATGTCGATGCATAAAATTCATTCGCGATGTTTTCTGGAACGAAGGCGAACTCATCAAGCAGAAGCACATTGTAACTACCTCCACGAACGGCACTCGATGATGTGGCAGCAGCAAATGCGACGGAACCATTCGCTAATTCAATTTCAAGACGCGCCCAACGACGCACTCCTTGTTGAAGAAAACGCGGCAAATTTTCATAAGCTAGCTTTAATCGTCCTAATAAATCAACCGCAATCTTCTGTTTATTTGCCGAAATGCACACGCGCACATTCACATTAAAGAGAATGTAATATAGGAAATAACCGATAACGGTTGTCGATTTCCCTACCTGACGGCTGCACATCGTGATGTTAAACCGATTCTCGTGATAATTGCGGACCATGTTCTCTTGAAATGGCCACATCTCAAACGGAACCAGCCCTTTATCTACATGAATAATCTTGACGTAATTTTTAATAAAATAAACAGGATCTTCTTTACACTTGACAAATTCCCGCAATTCATCGACGGTATAACTATATGTCGATTGAGCCGCAGGTAGTTGTTCGTTATTTTTAAACGGTGTTGCTTCTCGTTGTTTGCTCATACTATAATATTACTGACGGTCTTTTGATATCATGCGCAATAGTTCTTCGCTCGTACCAGAAAACACGACACCTTGTTGAATGTTGACACTACCGGGAGGTGGTGCGGAAATCGCCTTTGTGGCCAACCGTGTCTCAGCCGCAATTTTATGAATACTTTGTAATTCTCGATGTGCCTCTACGGTTGCCTGTACAAGCTTTGCGACGACTTCAAACGACCGTGGCGAGTCTGTTTGTGTCGCCACATCCGTTGCTCGATGTAACGCAGTTTGTGCATCTTCGACAATGCTCTTGATGGCAGTGCGTGAATATTCGAAATCTTCTTTCGCAATCTTTTCCTCGTGTGTTTCTTCGACCGGCGCTGGGGTTTGTGCTGCGTCTATAGTCTGCAAAGCCTGAATAGGTGACACATCAACGATGTCGTTTGTTGTCGGAGACACACTTTTCGTTTCAACAATTTCAAAAATCGCATCAAGGGTATCTTTTGTATTGTCATTCATTAGTTCACCACATCTTCACCAGTAAAAACATTGGCCACTTTACCGTCAGCATATTCAGTAATTGTTACATTTGCCGTCACCGGTCGGGTCGGCGCAACATCGGGTGGAACAGGAACC